TTGATGTTACAACAAAAGCTCCGAGGTCTGGGTGATTGAAAGTAATTTTAGCACCCGTATTTACAGCACCGCCAGAGCTTCCAGCAGAAATTACAACTGTGTTTGTTGCGGGTGTTCCATCATTAACAGCATCTCCAGAGGCTTGTGGCCCGGAAGAACCATATCCAAGTACAAATGACTTTGGCTGTACTGGCCCGAAGAATCCCCAAGGAATCTTGTAAGTATCATCAATTATTGCTTTCCAATCATCAGCCATCTCTACACGAACGAAGTCTGATTGGTTTGGATATTCTCCGTATAATTCATAACGTTCTTTGGAGCTATCCCATGTTTGGTACATGTCTCCAATTCTTTTTCCAATAAAGTTCTCTGATGCTTCATCGAGATTTAAGTTAGAAAACTGCTCGACAACATTGTTGGCTAAATTTCTAATAATTACAGAAAAAGTAGAATTTGGATTTTTTGTTGTTCCAAGGGACAAGTCTTCAATTGTGATATAATAATTTCTTTCAAAATATGACCCTTCAGACAAGGCACACAAACGGAAAAGCTTCTTTTGCAAATCAGCAGAAAAATCTGCAACATCTGTCTGTGGTGCTGGGTCACGATTGATAACCCAACCAGTCTTCGATTCGCGAGCAGGGGCTGTGTGGTACATAAGGTTGTTTGCAGCAGCAGAACCAGACATTAATGGCAATAATATAGCATATTGACTTCCTGCGCTGGCAGAAACTCCAGTTACTAAGCGACTTACAGCCTCTTCGTATGTTTCACCAAGGAAATAATTCTTAAGCTGTGCAGAAGCCATGTTTTTAGAATAAAGCTTCTGAGGGTTTGTATTTAAAATATTTCTGATATAATTTGTTTTTTCATCTGGGTCGAAGTGAAATGTAAGGGATTCAGAAGGAGAATATGCATTTGCCACACCACCAGTATGAACTTCCAACTTAAATGTTGCACCCTTAGTTGCTGTTGAAATTGATTGGATCATAGTACCGGCTGACGATGTTGTGTTCACGGTTCCCGCGATAGTTCCACTCAAAGTTAGGGCAGATGCTGTTGTATATATAACAGCAGCCAAAGTACCTTCTGCATTAGCTGTAGCAGAGGCCGAAGGGACCATGAACAAACCATAAGCAGTTGCATTCGATGAAGGGATGGCTTCTGCTAAAGATGCACCACCAAGATCCCAACCAGCCTTAGTATATCCACTAGCTTGATTCGGCGAATCTTCACCCAATAAGCGTACAAATGTAACAGGAGAGGTCTCTGATGCCAGCCATGCTTGGGCAGCATATGAAGCATATGTTGGACCCTGGTTGTTACCATCGCGCCAAACATCATCATTAATTGTTCCTTTGCCACTAACTGGCTTGCCAAAAACATCAATGAAGTTTTGCAAACTTCTAACTTTAACTGGTTTCCCTGCGGGGCCAGTTTTAGTCCTACCGATAAGCAATAAGCCATCGTCTTCTAATGGAGCTTCAACTTTACTTTGATCAATCTCTGTGATCTGAACTCCGGGGGATACGAAATCAAACTTTCTAGGCATTAAAATACTCTCCTTTATATAATTAACTCACAGTAAATAGTATTGTTCTGGCCTAAAATCCTATTCTCGATAATCGTTATTCTTTTCTTTCCAAGGAATCTTGTCTCCAGCGATAACACGCTCTCTAGATACCCGTATTTTAACGATATTCTCTCGGATAGTCACTTTTGGACGATCACGATTTTTACCTTCTCCAATTAAATACCCAAGTACCTTTATAGACACATTTGTTTCAAACATTCGCTCGTCTTCGCCCATATCTTTAACATTTTTCGTCTCAGAGAACTCTGGCTGAATGAATCCTTCATACTTATATCCCTCTTGTTCGAAAAAGAAGCCATTTATATTTCCAGTTTTAGCAATAAAAGGGCTCACTAAGTCATTCATTTGTTGCTGATATTCGGTTCTGAGTGTTATATTATATGTTACATTTATATAGGATGGCACCGGTATTGTTATTTCTTGATATACTGTCTTGTGTCTATTGTTTAATTGAGGTCCAGTTTCTCTACTATCTTTTAATAATCTTGCAATATCAGCATTAGTAAAATTTCTAGTTTTCTCTTGTTGTATTCTTCGAGTAATTGTGACCGTACCACCCTTATAATCATCTTTTTCGGGGTAATGTGCTTGAAAATTTCCCTTAAAAGTGGGGTCTTTTGTGATTGATTCGCGATTAACTGCAATTATAGGGAGTTTCAATCTGCTGTCACTATCTCTTAACAGTTGGTCTTTTTTGACTTGAAACGACCTTTCGGCTCCAAGCCAAATAACTGGAACTTTCTTCCAGCCATCATTTGTGTTTGTCGATAAATCAAGGTTTTTATCAACCCAATTATATAGACCCAGATCTATGGTTTCTATGGTTGATGGTTCAAATGTAAATTCTTTAACTGGCATTAAATAATCCGTCTCTTGCTCTAATGCATTCTGCTATTGTTTCAAACTCATGCTCTGGTTGTCCAAACAGATGTTTGGGCTCAGATTTTTTCATGATCTCATAATAAATATCGCCATATCTAACAAAATCACCAACTCTAACTTCTAAGTCTTGATCTTCTGTTAATCTTCTTCTATGAAACTTAATCGTTATCTTCTCCATTACATCAACAGCGATGTTTGACATATAATTTGTCTCTTCTCCTCCATATTCCACAAGGGCATAAACCCTAATTGGCGGTAGAAAAGTTTTTTCTATTGCCTCGCCATATAAAGGATGAAAATTTGTATGATCTATGTCAATAGGAAAATAAAGAACTTGCTGTCCGATGACTCTTTCAATAATTTCATCATTAACTTGCTTAACTAAATCTCTTTCTTTTTCCCCAAGGAACATCGGAGGTGGAGGTTGTGCTAGTTTTTTCCATTTATCTGACATTTATTTATCCTACAAAAATCTTCAAAGGTGTTTTTGTTACAATATTTTGAGCATTATCAGTCATTTCGGAGTCTTGTGCAAGTAACTTAGGATATGTCATTTCATCCAATTGGGTTTTTAATTCCTCTCTCAAGGTAGATTGTTCATCTTTTGCTTGAGCCAATAAATCCGAAGCATTTAAGCTAATATTGTCTCCAGGGATCGGTATAGACCCTCCAAATTTTCCTCTAATTTGTCCCAACGTCTCCTTGGATAAAGCAAGAGCAAATCTGCGGATCCATTGTTTACCAATTGAGTTGATATTTTCATAAGGAAGATTCTCAAATGGAAGTGTGTTCATATTGTTGATGCCATCTTGCCCAGATTCGTAATCATCTTCCCATGGTTGATTTTCATCGTCAATAGAAAACCTAAACCAAAACTTCTCTGGTGAAACATCATCTGGTGTTGGATATATTCTCAATTGATTATTGATAATTTCATATGAAAAATGAGATGTTCGGGTATATAAATGATCCTCATATTGAATAGCTTGAATTTTGTTTTGCCATACAGGTATTACTTGAAAAGAAGAATCATCAGCATATTGACCATAGTTGTTCATATCGCCAACAACATTTAACCCACCATAATACCCATAAAATCTCCACATTTGGCGCGGAGAAACATAATAAACCTGATGTATTTTAATTCTTCTGCCGCCGACTTTTTCATAATATGGTGCATCGGAGTCACTAACTGCGGAGGAGGAAATAATATTTTGCAAATCATAATCTTGTTGATTCGAAACTCTATCTAAAGAGCCAGAATATATTGTTTGTCTTCCACCAACAACCGCTTCTGTTGAATAGGCATCAGCAATACGAAATGCTGTTTCAAAGGAGAATTTGGGGTATTTTAGGGCCACATTTTCGGGACCAGCAGTAGCCTCGCCTTGGTGGTCAAAACTCGCTGTTTGGGCCCCTAGCATCGACCCTAGAGTGTTTTTAGACTGATGTATATTTACCAGATAAGAATATTCCAAAACAGCTTCTTCGTAGTTGGCATACACATTTTCTTCAGTCAGTTCTATGTCCAGAACATCTCCACCAAGCTTCTTGTAAGTGTACTTAACTTGCTTGGCTGCTCCGGTTACAAACTGAACTGAGTCAGAATACACTCCAAGTGGAAGCCCAGCAACAACATTTGAAGTACTACCAGTCTCTGGTAATATAATTGCACTCTTAGTTGAAGTCGGTGTTAAAGTTGGTATTGACATACATAAATCCCCCAATCAAGATTAAATAGTTTCTTTAAAGGTAAAGCTACTATTCGGTCTTCTTAGAGGCTTTTGTTCTACGTCTACGAGTTGCCTTTGGTTTGGAAGTTGTAGTTTTTGTTGTTGATCGACGGGTTGTTGTCGGTTTTTTCTTTGTCGCTAATTCAACTTTTTTTGCTTCCTCTTCTGCTTTTAACTTCTCAGCGGCAGCTTGTTGGGCTTTTTTATTC